CCCTGGCAGCCGATCATCACCTGCTGCTCGCGACAGACTGATGTGGCAAAATCCGAGATGCCATGGAGCTACACGCAGCCATGAACCAGCAACTCAAAGACGCCATCCGCTGGCTGGAGGAGAAGGAGCGGGTGCTAGATACGAAGCTGGATGACGACAGCTTTCTCGCCGCAGTCCACGCCCGCACGATCCTCGCGGCCATCGAGTCGCTTCAAGCGGAAGTGGAGGCGCTGAAGCGATGAAACCCGCGATCAAGGCTCGGTGGCTGACGGCCGCCATCATCCTGACCTTCGGCCTCTTCGGCTTGGTCTGCCACTGGAAGCCAGCCTACGGCCTGATCGTCTTCCTCTCGGTCGCATTCACCTGCGCAACGCAGTTCATCTATCTCACACTAAAGGAACATCTCGTACACCATGAGCACGACAAAACATAGGCTCATCGCATTCACCGGGGCGATGGGCGCCGGGAAGTCCACCGCCGCCGACGCCTATCCCGAGGCGGCGCGCGTCTCGTTCGCCGAGCCGATCCGCCGCATGCTGATCGCCCTTGGGGTGTCTGAGCAGAATCTGCGCAACCCAAACCTCAAGAACGCCGAGCTGCCCCAGTTCGGCGGGCTCTCCGCCCGCTATCTGATGCAGACCCTCGGCACGGAGTGGGGGCGCGAGCTGATCTGCGACACCATCTGGATTGACGCCGCCAGCCGGATTATCGTCGAGCAACTCAAAACTGCGGATGTCGTGATAGACGACTGCCGCTTCGACAACGAGGCCGATGCGGTCCATGCGCTCGGCGGAGTCGTCATCGATGTAATGCGACCGGGATGCGGAGTCAGTGCCTCGCACCAGTCCGAATACGGAGTCTCGATCCATAAGATCGACTACTGCGTGCTGAACTCGCGCACCCCGCAGTTCCTCCACGAATGGGTCATGGGGCGCGTGGACGAGCACTTCGCCAAGCCGTCGCCGTAACCAATCCGCGGCCAAGCCCTAGCGAGCTCTGGCCCCGGCTTTGCAGATGAAGGCCAAACAACAGTCCAAGTCAGCAAAGCCCTCGGTTACCAGACCGAGGGGCGGCTCACGCCGTCCCTACGTTGCCAGCAAGTCAAAGACCCACTCCGGGATGCTTCACCAGTCCCGGACCCTGGAAGTTGCGCCAGCAGACAAGCCGCAGGATCGGCACGAAACGGGGCGCAATGGTCGCATGGGCGACAAGCTGACTGGCAACATGGTCGAGGTGAGCGCAGCGGTGCAAACCGCTGCCGTTACCGCCGTCCCTTCACAGGGTGGCGAGTCCGCTGACCTTACGGCCGGCAGTCAGAACCGCGTGTTCGTGGTCGGCAAACACCACGAACCGCTCATGCCCTGCCACCCGGCACGGGCAAGGGCACTACTCAAGGCGGGCCGGGCGGTGATCCATCGCCGCTTCCCGCTAGTCATCCGACTCAAGGAGCGCGCAGAAGGCGCGGTCCAGCCCGTCCTCGTCAAACTCGATCCCGGTGCCCGCACCACCGGCGTCGCCCTAATTCGTGCGGATGCCTCCAATCCCCAAGCCCAGCACGTTCTCTTTGCGGCCGAGCTCGAACATCGCGGTACGCAGATCCGCGATTCCATTACGCAACGAGCCGCCTTTCGGCGCGCCCGGCGCGGCCGCAAGACTCGCTATCGCGCCCCGCGCTTCCTTAACCGGGGCGGCGACAAACGCGACTGGCTGCCGCCGAGTCTGCGTCATCGCCTCGCAACGACAGTATCGATGGTGACGCGGCTTCGCCACTACTCCCCGGTGTCGGGCCTCGGGCAGGAGCTGGTGCGCTTCGACACCCAGCTCATGCAAAACCCGGAGATCGACGGCGTGCAATACCAGCAGGGCGAATTGGCCGGGTACGAGGTCCGCGAGTACCTCCTCGAAAAGCACGGCCGCAAGTGTGTGTATTGCGGAGCAGAGCACACACCGCTCAACCTCGACCACATCATCCCTCGGGCTGCCGGCGGCTCCGACCGCGTGAGCAACCTCACGCTGGCCTGCATCCCCTGCAACCAGGCCAAGGGTAGTCGATCTCTCGCCGCGTTCCTCGCGCACGACCCAGAGAAGTTGCGCCGCATTCTGGCCCGCGCTAAAGCCCCATTGGCCGGCACGGCGGCCGTCAACGCAACGCGCTTCGCGTTGCTGGCGGCGCTGCGCGCCACCGGCTTGCCCGTCACAACCGGTACCGGCGGCTGCACCAAGTTCAACCGCACGCGTCTCGGCCTACCTAAGTCCCACGCCATCGACGCGGCTTGCGTGGGCGAGATCACCACCCTGACCGGGGCGCGCATGCGGCCCCTGGTGATGCGCTGCATGGGGCGCGGCTCGCGCCAGCGCACCCGTCTGACGGCGCAGGGCTTCCCTCGCGCATACCTGTCCCCGGCCAAGCAGCACTTCGGCTTCCGCACCGGCGACATCGTTCAGGCCCGTGTCCCCTCCGGAAAACGGGCAGGCTCATACCAAGGCCGCGTCGCCGTTCGCGCGACCGGTTTCTTCAACGTCCAGACCGCGTCCGGCACTGTCCAAGGTATCCACCATCGCCATTGCCGCATCCTACAACGCGCAGACGGTTACTCCTATTCCTTCTCTCTATCCTCAACAACAACCTACAAACCTACGGCGCTTCCTCCAACGCCAAGCCGCCTCGCGGCTCTGGCGCTGGTTTCCGCGCCTTCTATCTGATGAAACATGCCTGCAAGCTCTGCGGCCGGCGAGTCGGACCCGAGCAAGGGGCCTTCTGTTCGGACTCCTGCCGTCGCCTCTGGCAACTGCAATGCCTGCCGCGACTGCGGCGCGAGAGCGTTAACAACAGCGGCAGCACCACGACTGAAACCATCAAGCTCGGCCCCGGGTGCTACATGAAGACCAACCTTCAGAACCAGGAATGAGCGCTTTCGCCGCAGTAGCTCAACCGGTAGAGCACCTGACTTCCATTCAGGATGTTGCGGGTTCGACCCCCGCCTGCGGCTCCATCTTCCACACGCCGGACGTAGGGGCGAACGAACGTCTCCCCGATGGGGCAAAGACCATCGGCATATAACGGTGTCCCAGGCTCGAACACCGCGAACGTTCGTATCGAGCCACCAATTTCAACCACAATGCAACCACACCAGACCAGCACGAAGACGCTCGTGAGCGCACTTCGAATCCTGGCGCAGGATATTCAGTCGGACGACGGAGTGGCCAACGCGGCGATCGCCGAAGCTGCTGACCGTCTCGAATTTCAGGACATCCAGATCCGCAACCTGCTCGCGCTGCTGGAGGAGCATCAGGGCTGAACCATGAAGACGACCGACGACATCATCGACGAGCTTCGTCTCGCCGCCACCAGCGACCCTGCTCCGGCCGGTCTTTCCGGCCTACTGACCGAAGCCGCCGACCGGCTCGATAACCTGCTCGCGAGCGGGATTCACACCTGCCACGCGAACTGTCAGCGGCCGATGTGTGTGCTGCGGCGGGAGCTGAAAGCTGCGCAGGCGGAGCTTGCCCAGGCGCAGGAATCGCTGGCTAGTTCGCGAAGTGCGCACGACGCAGTGGTGAAGGCCAGCCGGGATGAGCATCAGGAACTCGTGGAGCGACGCATCGCCGCGTCAAAACACTCCAATGAGTACAACGAGCAGTTCTTTCGCGCCGAGCGATTACAGCAAGAGCAGAAGGCCGCAGATGCTGAGTTTGAGCAACTCCGCGCCGCCCTCGCCCTCGCCGAGTCCGCCACGCCGGACCATTTGCGCGGCGCCACGGAAATGGTCGCTCCGGCCAAACATCCGGATACGGAGATCGTGGACTGGTTGGATACTCAATTCCAGGGCGGCGATGACTGGTGTCGGCTATTTCCGCTTGGGAACACAATCCGCGAGGCGTACGCCGCAGTAAGGGTAACCATAGCGGAGGAGCCGTTGTGATCCACGTCTATCCAGTCAATGACGAGCGGGAGCATGAGCTGGACGGCACAATGTGCCCCTGCAACCCGAAGGTGGAATTCGCCGATCCCGTGACCAGAGAGCCGTACTGCGAAGCCCTGGTCATTCACAACGCCTTCGATTGCCGCGAGGTGGTCGAGCGGGCGGAAGAGATTCTGAACAAACTCAACCATGACAACTGAACACAAGCCCTGGACCGGTGTGGACCTTGACGGCACGCTGGCCAAGTATGATGGCTGGGAGGGCCCCGAGCACATCGGCGAGCCCGTCCCGCTGATGGCGCTGCGCGTGATCGACATGCTGAAGCGCGGGATCGAAGTACGCATTCTGACCGCCCGCGTGTGCAGCATACAGCCTCCCGGCGTTGCTGATGCGGCGCGCGAAGCCATCGGGCAATGGTGCGAGAAGCACATCGGCCAGCGCCTGAAGGTGACGGCCGAGAAGGACTACATGATGGAGTTGCTTTTCGATGACCGAGCGGTTCCGGTGGAATTCAACACGGGGAGGATCGGGACGTGAGGCACTTCATCGACAGGCTGTTTGATTTCCTGGGGTCGAAATCAGGGCTCTGCGCCATGATCCTACTTGCCGTCTCGGTGATGGTTCTCGGTGGAGCTATTTCGGCAGCGATAGCCCAATGAAGGTCCGCTACCGCCTCCGCTACTACTGGCGTAAGGTCTGCCATTTCTTCGGGTACTGCCCAAGGTGCGGCGCCCCGGTAAGCCGCACCCGCAACGGTCAATCAATCTGCCACTCATGCAACCAGCGATGAAGCTGCCCACCAGAACCAGGATGAGCCACAATTATGGCGGCGGCGTTCTCGTCACGCCCAAGCTCCGCTTGGCGGCTTGCAAGTACGCCCGCAAGACAAGCTGCGATGCGGCCGAGATCAAGTTCGGCGTCTCCAGCGTGAATATCGCCAAGTGGATGAAGGCGCTGGGAATCCCGCGACGCCGGGCCTGCTGTCCTACACTGAAGGAAGCAGAGCGATATAGCCGTGTGACATGAGATACTGTCGTTCTAACTATTGCACAATCTGCCACTGCGGAGCCGGGGCGCACGCCTTCGGATGCCCGGAGCGACCGACCGGGGAAGAACTCAACCAAATCGAGGAGGACAACGACTATGGCTGCGACGACGACACCGAAGCCGATCTACCAGATCGGGCAGACGATCTACCACAGGGCGGATGGTGAATCCCGAGGGATCATCACGGGGATCATCATCCGCCCCGGCCACTTTATCTACTACGTCATCTGGAGCGACCGCGAGGAGATGCAGCACTACGAGATGGAGCTGAGCGACGAACGCGGCTTCGGCACAGAAGGCGGCGGAGTAGGGGGGAACTGAGCCATGTTCACTTTCGCTGTCAGTATAGTCCAGAATGCCTTGGCCGAAATCGAGCGGAAGCGGTTCAACGCCATGCCGCGCGAGCAGCAGGAGTTCGTTCTCAAGAAGCGGCAAGTCGAGGCGTTGGAGCGAATCGCCGCCCAGCCCAAGGGTCCAATAAGGGAAGTACACTATCACTATTACTGAACAACCATGAGCAAGACATCACACCAATTCGCCCGCGAGCTTCTCGCCGGGCTCGATCTGCCGATCTACCACTTCGACCCGAGCCGAGCCGGGCTCGACGAAGAGCGCGACACATCGCTCAGCGAGCCGACAGTCGAAATCAACAACCCTCGCGAAGGACTCACCTCGGAGGAAATTGAGGACGGCATCGCTGGCGGATACACGTTTCAGCACTTCATCACGATCTCGGGCGAACAAGGCGTGGATGGCGAAGCCTACGACCCCGACAAGGAGCTGCTCATCGGCGCCCTCGACACTCTCGGCACCGCACTCTCGGCACACGGACACGAGTGGACCGAAGGCGAGCGGGAAATCTACGAGCAGGCCATGCGCTCGCTCGGTCGGTATCAAATATGAAGAACGACCAGGACAAAGAAGCCTTCGAGCGCTGGTGGCATGAAGAGGGCAGCGGGATACCCAGGGAAGACACTGAGGAGTCCATCCATCGCCTGACCGAGATCGCCTGGATGAAGGGGGCGTATGCGGCGCGGGATGATGCCAAGCTCAAGCGAGTGGCACCGATGCCCATTGCCGAGCCGGGCGAGGGGACGATCGCGGACTTCGCGGCGATTAACGCACTCCTTCGTAGGTATCAGATCACTGCCTACGAGCGGGCGAAGCTGAAGGTGCTGCCGCATCGGGCGGAGAGGGCGGAGGGCCTGAAATGAAGCAGCTATACGCCAGATTTCCGAACGGAACCCTATACCGCCCAGATACCGCGACTGTCGGAGAGCTGATAGCCCACCTGTCGAAGTTTCCGGAGGATACGCCAGTAGCCTATGAGTGGGAGGGTCAGATCGTTCCGGTAGTCACAAATGTCATCGAGCTGCGAACCGAGATGGACAAGTACCACAAGAATGTTGTCACGCCGATAGTGGTCATGAACGCGGATTAAGCCATGATCATCGCAATCTACCAACTCGGCTACGGCAAGGTGCTCGATGGCGACCTGCGCACACTCAAGATCGACGGCGATGAGGTGGCGCCAGAGCGCTGCGATAACGAAGCGGCGAAGCCCTGGGGCTCAGGCTGGCGACGAGTGGCTAGCTGGGTGAGGGGCGAGTGAATTTCAACATGAGCGCACACATCACAATCCACGACAGCGATGCCGGGGTCTCGACCTACGGCGGCCAAGCACACATCGACGGCCTGGAGATGGACGACTACGGAATCCAGATCGGCGATGTCTCGATCTCCGGGATCACCGGAGAGCAGATGGCCACCCTGTTCTGCATGATGCACGACCACCTCTGGATCAACGGGCACCGGTTCAAGACGGTCAAGACCGACGAACAGGACCTGAAGGTGCGGATGGTCAGGAAGTGAATTTCAATGGCGTCACCTGCCGAATGAGTGGTGAGTGGCCGCTGGCTAAGACAACGGGAAGCGGGATAGACTATGACGGCGGGGGATTTAACGAAAAGCGAGGCGCTGTTTCAGGCTGAGTTCTACCATCAGGCTAGGAAGATCGGCCTCCCGGTTTTCCTTGAGCTGACAACTCCAGTTGGCCGGCTGGACATCGCAGTATTCAACAGACCGATGGATGCAGTCGTGGCTATCGTGGAGTGCAAGCGCGACCCGAGATCCCAGGACCGGCTTCAGGCTGACAGGTATCTCAAAATCGGGGCGCCGCTCTATTGGTGCTGCTCGATGGAAGACGCAGCCAGACTCCCGCCGCTCCTGATGGAAGAGTACTACGAGTTCTCTGGCGTGAAGCTCGACACGATAATGAGCATGCCCCGAGTCTCCCCTGAGTCGAGGTACCTGGCCAAGGCGAAGCGCATGGCATTCAAGCGAGCGCCGATAGTCGACCGCTGGATGGAGCATTTGAGCCAAGAACTCATGTCGAGGGCAAAGCCGCGGCCGGAGTGTACGACAGGTCGGGACATCCCATTACAAAATAAGGCTTCCTATGAAGGTGCGGTATAGGCTTGACGGCAAATTTTGCCCATCCTAATACTCAGAGTAGTCGCAAGCGTGCGCCGTTGATGCTCCGCTATCGCGCACCGCAAGGCTTTGATCATCCTTGACGGTCCCCGGGCCCCACTTCTCGATGAGGTGGGGCTTTTTTGCGGACCGACGACCTTGACGAGCGCGAGACCCCATTCGCCAACCAGCCTCCCGGGGCCCTGATGCGCGCGAGGAAAGTATCGGGGAGGGTGCGATGCGAGAGGCCCCAAGAGCCCCTGGCG